GCAAAACAAAGGATGCGCTAACCATTCAAAACGACTCTATGGGAGACGAAGCGTTCCGCCAGTTCCTAAGAGACGCTTTTGTAGCTGCAGACGCTGTAATGAAGCCTGGCGCTGTATTTTATATATGGCATGCCGACTCCGAAGGCTTTAATTTTAGGGGTGCGTGTAAAGACGCTGGCTGGAAGGTCCGTCAATGCCTAATATGGCAAAAAGACACAATGGTTATGGGCCGTCAAGACTATCATTGGAAGCATGAACCTTGTTTATACGGCTGGAAAGACGGTGCAGGCCATTTATGGGCATCAGATCGTAAGCAAACCACCCTTATAGAGTGCAAGCGTCCTAAGCGTAACGATATCCATCCTACGATGAAACCAGTAGAGCTTATGGAGTATCAAATCCTGAATAACACCAAGGGACAGGATATGGTGCTAGACTTATTCGGTGGCTCAGGGTCTACCCTAATAGCTGCTGAAAAAACAGGCAGAAAGTCCGCTTTGATGGAGCTTGATCCTAAGTATTGTGACGTTATTATTAAAAGATGGCAGGAGTTTACTGGAAAGCAGGCGATCCATATAGAATCAGGCTTAGAGTTCGATAAACTTTAAACATTTTCCGACAATAAAAAGATGCTACCCCACGAACCAACCGAAAAGACCAAAGTGCAAGTCCTTCAAGCTGCAGGGCTAGGGCTTCCACATGAGCAAATAGGCGCTTTAATTGGAATATGCGATAAGACCTTACGCAAGCATTACGAAATAGAACTGGCGCTAGGTAAAGCCCAGGCATCGGCTAAGGTTGCCAATTCATTGTTTAACAAAGCTATCAAAGGCGACACAACGGCTGCTATTTGGTGGACTAAGGCCCAAATGGGGTGGGGCGAGACTAATACCACTAGATTGGCTAACGCTGACGGCTCAAATATTGATGGTTTTGAAATAATCTTAACTGAACCTGATGGAACAAGATCAAAGGCTTGAGCAGGTTCTTGCTAAGGCGCATTTTCCTACTAAGTTAGGAATACTATTTAAGCCTAAAAACTGCCGTTATCGCATACTCTACGGAGGGCGAGGCGGATCAAAATCTTGGAATATTGCTAGGGCTTTGCTTATTAAAGGCTTTAGAAGCCAGCTGCGTATCCTATGCGCACGTGAGTTCCAAACCTCTATTAAGGATTCGGTCCATAAATTATTGTGCGACCAAATAGAAAACTTAGAGCTAGGCTGGTATTACACCGTTACGCAGAACTCTATCGTAGGTAAAAACGGCACAGAGTTTACCTTTGTGGGTATTAAAAACAATACAAATAATGTAAAAAGTATCGAAGGAATCGATATTTGTTGGGTGGAAGAAGCTCAGAGCGTTTCGGCCCAAAGTTGGAACATTCTCATACCTACGATTCGTAAAGAAAACAGCGAAATATGGGTGTCATTTAATCCTGAACTAGAGACAGACGAGACTTATCAACGGTTTATTGTCAATCCACCTGAAAATTCGGTGGTCCAAAAGATAAACTACAGCGACAATCCTTGGTTTCCTGAGACGCTAGAGTTAGAGCGCCAGGCACTAAAAAATAGGGATATTCAGGCTTATAACAACGTTTGGGAAGGTATCTGCCGAACCCAAATAGATGGCGCTGTATTTGGCAAAGAGATGGAAATAGCCGAGCTAGACGGCAGGATTACTAGAGTGCCTTACGACCCTATTAAACCTGTTCATGCCATATTCGACCTTGGATGGGCCGACTCGACTGCGATTTGGTTTGTGCAGTTTATTGGCATGGAAATCAGGGTGATACGGTATATCGAGGATAACCAAAAAACCATTAGCTGGTATCTAGCCCAAATGCAGACCTATGGCTACGTCTATGACACCTTATGGCTACCCCATGACGCTGCTGCTAAGAACTTAGGCTCAGGGAAATCTATTGAGGAAATTGTGCGTTCTACAGGCTGGAAAGTGCAAATACTAGACCGAGTTCCTGTAACCGATTCTATAAACGCAGCTAGAACGATATTTGCAAAATGCTATTTTGATAGGCAAAATTGCGAAGAAGGCTTACAATGCTTAAGACATTATCGCTATGACGTTGATCCTGAAACTGGCGCATTTAGTCAGAAGCCACTTCATGACCAATATTCACATGGCGCAGATGCCTTTAGATATATTGGGTTGATGGTAAACGAGCCTCGCAAGCCAAAACCTCAAAGACAAAACTATATGCCTGTGGGCAGCTGGATGGGATAAATATGGCAGATTACGATAGCATCAATGACATGGAATACGATTCAAGGATTGATGAAGCTAAGCAATTCTTGCGCTTATGTGGCGATGTAGATTCAAACAATCGTGCCGAAGCATTAGATGATGTCCGTTTTGCTGCAGGAGATCAATGGCCAGTAGACGTCCAAAACAGCCGAGTGCTAGAGGCTCGTCCTTGCCTAACCATTAATAAGATTGACGCTTATATCCGTCAAATCTGTAACCAACAGCGCCAGCAACGCCCTAGAATTAAAGTGCATGGCATGAATAACGAATCAGACGCTAAATTAGCCGAGATTCTAACTGGTGTATGCCGTCATATAGAAACACAATCAAACGCTGACAACGCTTACGACACAGCCTTTGAATACGCAGTAAAGATGGGTTGGGGATATTTCAGGGTTACTACTGACTATGTGTCAGACGATAGCTTTGAGCAGGAAATCTATATCCGTCCTATTGATAATCCTTTTACTGTTTACTTTGATCCTAATTCCCAGTTGCCAGATGGTTCTGATGCTGAGCGATGCTTAATTACTACCGTAATAAGTAAACGAAACTTCAAGGTCCTATACCCCTGGGCTGAGGTAGATCAAGGCTTTAGTAGCAGAGGCACTGGGGATACCAACTCTGAATGGGTAATGAAGGAAGATATTCGTATTGCCGAATACTTCTATACCGTCAAAGAGCCAGCCATTCTTTACTATTTATCCGATGGCACTAGCCTTTATGAGGACGAATACAAAAAAGTTAAAAAACTGCTCGAGGCTGCCAATATTGAGGTATTAGACAAGCGAGATAGCTATAAAAAGAAAATCAAGTGGTGCAAGCTAACCGCTATGCAAATCCTTGAAGAGGGTGATTGGGCTGGTAAGTTTATTCCTATTATTCCTGTATATGGCCAGCAGGTCATTGTCGATTCCAAGCACAAGAAGTTTGGCTTGGTTCGCATGGCTAAAGACCCACAGCGTATGTATAACTACTGGGCCACCAGCTTGACCGAGACCGTAGCCCTAGCGCCTAAGGCTAAATGGATTCTTGCTGAAGGCCAAGACGAAGGCCATGAAAACGAATGGGCAATGGCTAATATTAAAGCCACACCTTATTTGCGTTACAAGCAGACGGATACAGAAGGACGGATGGCTCCTCCTCCTACAAGACAATCGCCTGAACAGCCTCCTACAGGGGTTATGGCTGCATTAAGCGGTATGAACGCAGACTTGCAGGCTGTGGTTGGTATATACGACCCTAGCCAGCTACCGCAAGGAAATATGTCAGGCAAGGCTATCCAAGGTCAACAGCAGCAAGTTGACATGGTTAACTACCATTACTATGACAACCTGACTCGTTCTATTGCCTATTGTGGCCGTATTATTTTGGATTTGATTCCTAAAATTTACGATACTGAGCGAGTGTTGCGCATAATTGGCGATGACGGCAAGCCTGAATTGGTTACGCTAAACCAGCGCTCCGTTGACGAGCAAGGTGTAGAAAAGATTCTAAACGACGTATCCGTTGGCAAATATGACGTTGTAATGGATACAGGCCCTGGCTATTCATCGAAGCGCCAAGAAGCTGTAGAGGCGATGACAGGGCTATTTGCTGCCGATCCTCAGCTTATCCAAGTCGCTGGCGACCTATTTGTGCGTAATATGGACTTCCCAGGCGCAGATATTATTGCTGACCGCTTGGCTGCTTCTAACCCAATGGCTCAAATTGACGATAAATCGCCTGTTCCGCCACAAGTTCAGATGCAGGTTAAGAATATGCAGGCTCAACTTCAGCAGGCACAGCAAATTATCCAGCAATTACAGCTTGATATTAAGCACAACAGTTCTGTTAAACAGATGCAAGAAGATGCAGAAACTAAGCGAGAGCTTATGCGTCAGACTGCTAAGGCGCATGATATTGAAATGCGTGACTCTGCTAAACAAACAGATACCGTTATTAACAATCAAACCAAGCTAGAAATAGAACATTTAAAGGCAAACTTAGCCCTAGTATTGGCGCACTTAAATTTACGCTCTGAGAAGGAAGCCGAAGCTGAGGCAATCGAAAGAGCAATTTGATTGTGTTTAATAAAATTTTGTGTTAAAAAGTAACAATCTACCAATGGATTCATTGGGTTAATTCTTGGAGTTATCCATGTCAGAAGTGCAAGAGCGGTTAGCATCAAATGTAGTAACAAGTGAAAATTTAGTCGATTGGAACATGAATCGTCTTGGTTTAGCTGCCGAGGAAGCGCCAGTTGAGGCTGAAACAGTAGAGGAAACTCCTGAATCAGAGCCGATTGAGCAAGCTGAAGGTGAGAGTGAACCAGCGTCAGAACCTGAGACAAAAGCAACAGAGGAACGGAAACAAAATCCTAAACTCGAGAAAAGATTCTCTGAGCTTACTAAGGCTAGAAAAGAGGCAGAAGATAAAGCTGCCAAAGCTCAAGCTGAAAAAAAAGCCCTAGAGGAGCGTTTACGGCAATTTGAAACGGTATCGACCCAACCTAAAGAAATCGATCCTGTAGGAGATGAGCCAAGAGCGGATCAGTTTACCGATGCCATTGAGTATGCGAAAGCACTCGCAATGTGGTCGACTGAAAAGGCTTTATATGAGCGTGATAAGCAGGAAGCGGAGCGGAAAGCTGCGGAAGAACAGGCCAAAATCCAAAAGTTATGGTCTGAAAAGCTAGAAAAAGCAAAGCCAAACCTGCCTGATTTTGACGATTTAGTGACATCAAGTAACGTCCAGGTTTCAAACGAAATTAGGGACGCAATCTTGGAGTCGGATGTAGGCCCACAAATTCTATATGAACTAGCGTCAAATACAGAATACGCAAATAAGGTGGCAGGAATGCCGCTTATTAAAGCCTTACGAGAGATTGGGAAGTTGGAGGCTAGGTTTGAACAGGAAACTGCCGAACCAGCGAAGAAGCCTGTTGCTGTGCAGTCAAAAGCGCCTGCTCCGATTAGTCCTTTGAAGGGAACTGGTAGTGCCGAGGTTATAACTTCTGATACAGATAAGTTGACCTATGCGCAATACAAAGAACTCCGCAAAGCTAGACGGATCAGGTAAAACCTAATTTCTATTTAAGGAAAATGAGATGAGTAATAATTTATTAACTATCTCGAAGATCACCAACGAAGCGTTGATGGTCCTCGAAAACGAACTGACATTCACTTCTGAAGTGGATCGTAACTATGACGATCAATTCGCTGTCGTGGGTGCTAAGATTGGTAATACCGTTAACGTCCGTCGTCCAGGTCGTTTCATCGGAACTACAGGTCCTGCTCTTAACGTTGAAGACTTCAATGAGACTTCTGTTCCTGTAACTTTGTCGACACAATTCCATGTGGACACACAATTTACAACTCAAGATTTGGCATTAAGCCTCGATATGTTTTCAGATAGAGTTCTGAAACCTGCGGTAGCTGCGATTGCAAATAAAATCGATAGAGACGGTTTGGTAATGGCTAAGAACGCAACTTACAACACTGTAGGCGTTGCTGGCACACCTCCAACTGGCTTGATCACTTACTTGTCCGCTGCTGCATACCTCGACTCTGAAGGCGCTCCACGTGATGGCCGTCGTGCTTGTATCGTTGATCCTTTTACTTCTGCAACTATCGTTGACAGCTTGAAGGGCTTATTCGTTCCACAAGAAGCTATTGGCGAGCAGTATCGTAAAGGCTTGATGGGTCGTGATTCCGCTGGCATGAACTGGAAACTTGATCAAAACGTTGTAGCACAAACATACGGTAACTTCAGCACAACGACTGTTACTGGCTCTGTAAACGTTACAACTGCAACTGGTTTCTTGACCTCTGGTTGGGCTTCTAACAGCACCATCACTTTGACTGCTGCTAACACAGGCACAATCAACTTGAACCAAGGCGATACATTCACCATCGCTGGTGTATATGCAGTTAACCCACAGAACCGTCAGTCCTACGGCAAACTGCGTAACTTTGTAGTTAACAGCGCTGTTTCTGTTGCTTCAGGTTCTTCAGTTTCTGTAAACGTATCTCCAGCAGTTATTACTGGTGGTCAGTTCCAAAACGTTTCTGTAACTTCTACTGGCGCTCAAGCTGTAACGTTCTTCAATAGCACTGGCACAACTTCTAACCAAAACATGATCTTCCACCGCAATGCGTTTACGCTTGCAGTAGCTGACCTTGAGTTGCCAGAGGGTGTTCACTTTGCTGGACGTGCGTCTGATAAAGAAATTGGTCTCAGCATGCGTGTGGTTCGCCAATATACAATCAATAATGACAGTATTCCTACTCGTCTTGACGTATTGTATGGATGGGCTCCTCTGTATCCTGAACTTGCTTGCCGAGTTGCAGCTTAATTTAACGGATAACGAAAGGAAACTATATGTCTAATCCAGGACCAGCAATTACTAACTCAACACACCCATCGAACCTTAACAGCCAACAAGCTCTGCGTGTTTTAGCAGTTCTCAAGGGTGTTAGCGTTGCAGCTTTGGGTGATACACCATTGCCTGTAATCAACAGCGCTTTGTATTTGCCTGTAACTGTTGTTATTGCTAACGCAAACAACAACGGTGCAACGCAATCCGTAGCTTCTGTTGCTTTGGGTATCTACACAGCACCTTTAGGTGCAAGCGGTTCAGGAACTGCAGTTTTGACCACAGCAGCATTAACTGGTCAAACTACTCCTTCCTATGTAACTGTTTCATCCTCAACTGACACTGCTACCGCTTTGTCAGCACAAACCCTATACATTAACCAAACAACCGCTGTAGCTACAGCGACTGTGGACGTTTATGTTTACGGTTACGATCTAAGCCCAGGCTACTATTAATCTGAGCTGATGTAAGGGAAAAAGCCATCTTTAAAAGGGTGGCTTTTTTTCTATTTGGTCTTATAATTAATTAACCCATTTTTAGGGTTTTCTTTGCAAAGGAAAAACTATGTCTAGCACTACCGTAACTCGTGGGAATTCCCATGAAACCTTTTATATTCAGCCTACTTTTGACAATACCTCAAATTCATTAGCTGCCAATACTACAACCGCTGTTACTTATAACGTTCCTGGCTTGTTGACTACCGATCAAATCTGCGTTTTTGGTTATAACGGTTCACAAACTGCTGGTGTTGTTATTGCAGAAGCTGATTGCCTAGCTGCTGGTGTTTTGACCATTCAATACGGCAATTTGACATCTACTGCTACTTTAAAGCCAGCAAGCGGTGTATATACTATTCAAATCGTCCGTATTGAAGGTAACCCAGCGCCAGTAAACGCTGCTTAAGGAATAAACATGGCAAACACATCGGTCTACCGTTTTGTTGGCCCTACAACTGCTATTACGGTTAGTGGAACGGCCTCAACAGCCGTTACCATTACCCCAAATGGCAATGACCAGGTCAACTATTGCGGATTTTTGAATACTTCAGCTAATCCTGTTGCTATTACTATTACCCCAACTTCCGCTCCTGCAGCTGTATTGCCTTCAGGCGGAAATACGAGCCAATCGTTTGTTTTGGGTGTAACTATGTCCCAACCAACAGTAATCGCTGTCCCTCCTATTTTCTCAATTACTGCAATTGGAACTTCAGGAACAACGCTTTATGTAATGCCAATGGCGGACCAATCGTAAGCCTATAAAGGACTTTTATGGCTGTTAATGATTCTGTTACGCAGAATTTACTGCCTGTTCAGGCTTACTTTAACCTAGATGGGTCTTTTAATACCTTTATAGGGCAAGGTCAGCCTTTTTTTGCAACGGTTAATCCTGTTCAGTCAGGGTTAACCATTACAAACTCGACCATTGATAGCTCGCCTATTGGTGCAACTACCCCTTCCACAGGGGTTTTTACCAATGTATCGGCTACCACAGGGCAAATAAGCACAACCCCTAGTAACAATACGGATATTGCCAATAAGTTCTATGTTGATACCGTAGCGCAAGGTTTAGGCCCTAAGGCTGCCTGCGCAGTAGCCACACTAGCCAATATAACGCTCTCAGGGCTACAAACAATTGATGGCTATACTACCCTAGCAGGAGACCGAGTTCTCGTAAAGAACCAGTCTTCTAGCCAATATAACGGCATCTATATCGCATCGGCATCTAGCTGGACAAGAGCCGTAGATATGGACGTTTGGGCAGAAGTGCCAGGCGCATACACCGTAGTTTTAAACGGCAGCCAATCAGACACAGGTTGGGTTTGCACTGCAACACAAACAGGCACAATAAATGTTACAGCGATGCCTTGGGTTCAGTTCTCAGGATCAGCTACCTATTTTGCTGGCACAGGGTTAACCCTAGCTTCTAATACTTTTAGCATTACGAATACTGGTGTTTCAGCATCAACTTATGGTTCTGCAAGCGCAGTTCCTGTTATAACAGTAAACGCACAAGGTCAAATTACAAGCGCAACAACGACCCCTATTGCTATTGCTAATACCCAGGTTAGCGGTCTAGGCACTATGTCTACTCAAAACGCTAATAACGTGGCTATTACTGGCGGAAGTATTACAGGCACTCCAATTAGCGGTTCAACCGTTGGTGGCACTACTATTACGGCATCAACCCAGTTTAGTGGCCCTGGAACAGGTTTAATAGGCACAGCAAGCGGTTTATCTATTGGTGGAAACGCTGCCACAGCTACATCGGCAACTACCGCAGGCTCTGTAACGAATAGCATTACATTCAATAATAGCGGTTCAGGCGCAGCCTCAGGCACTACTTTTAACGGTTCTAGCGCACAGACTATTTCTTACAATACTGTAGGCGCATCGCCTTTGGCTGGCTCTACAAGCCTAGTTACGCTTGGAACGGTTACGACTGGTGTTTGGAACGCAACCCCTATTACTAACAGCTATTTGGCTAATAGCTCGATTACGATTGGCTCTACATCAATTAGCTTGGGTTCGACAGCCTCTACGCTTACTAGCGTTACGATGGCAACACCTACGATTTCTAGTTATGAGACTTACACAGCGACTTCTGCGCCAAGTTATAACGTTGGTCGCTTATGGTATGACAGCAATGTTAATTCTTTAGCTTATTACAACGATGTTACAAATAATACTTTACATATTGGCGAAGAAGTCCAATTAAAGGTTTATAACAATACAGGCTCTACGATCAATATTGGTCAGCCTGTTTACATAACCTCTACAAGTAGCGGATATACCTATCCAAACGTAGCTTTGGCGATTGCTAATAGTCTTACGACAGGAAACGTGATTGGTCTTGCTAACCAGGCTATTCCTACTGGAACGGCTGGTTATGTAACAACGATTGGCCTAATTCAAGGTGTAAATACTGGAATCTATACAGTAGGTGATACGCTGTATTTATCCCCATATTCTGCTGGTTACTACCAAAACACCATTCCATCGACAGGTTATGCAATCAAAATAGGCACTGTTGCTTATGTAAATTCAACAACTGGTGCAATTTATGTCAATAAAAGCAATTTATCGGTTCAGGCTGGCAATATTGTCGGCCAGGTTGCCTTATCTAACGGTGGCACAGGGGCTAATTTAGCGGCTGTAGCAGGCGGAATCGTATATTCAGGAGCATCTGCCCTAGCTATTAGCGCAGCAGGCACATCAGGTCAAGTTTTAACCTCAGGTGGCACAGGCGCACCGACTTGGTCAACCCCAACCTCTTATGCGACTGTAACCGATGACACCACTACAAATAGCACTCGTTATCCTTTGTTTGCTAACCAAACAAGCGGAAACCTATCAACAGAATATACAAGCTCTACTAAGCTCCAATACAACCCTTCTACTGGCATTTTTACGGCTACAGGGTTTAGCGGTTCAGGAGCAAGTCTAACTAGCCTTACTGCTGGAAATTTAACTGGCACAATTCCTAGCGGAGTTTTAGGAAATTCCTCGCTTTATATTGGCACTACCGCAGTTCCGTTGAACTCGGCAAGCGGATCAATTACCTCTTTAGCGGTCAATATTAGCGGTTCGGCAAGCTCGGCTACGACTGCAACTACAGCCACAAACGCTACAAACATTGCAATTACAGACAATACAAGTTCTGGCTCAACCTACTATCCTGTTTTATCGGCAAACAGTAGCGGTAATAATCCAGCCACGACAAGCTCTACAAAGCTCAGTTTTGTGCCAAATACAGGCGCATTGTCAGCAAGTTTATTTGCAGTTGGCACATTGTCTTATACCCCTGCAAACGTATTAGGATATTTCCAAAACTCGGTTAGTTCTTATAACCAGTTAATTATTCAAAATACCAATACAGGCGCAACTGCTTCTGCTGATGTTATTGTAAATAACAACCTATCTACTGATAGCACCTATTATGGTGACTTTGGTATGAATAGCTCAAATTGGGCTGGTTCAGGCGCATTTAATACCGCAAATACTGTTTATTTGACTTCTACAACTGCGGACTTAGCGATTGGAACTACTACCGCCAATGCTATTCACTTTGTTACATCAGGCTCAACTACCGATAACGCAACAGTATCTTCTAGCGGAGTTTGGTCTTTTGCTAATACTATTACAGGTTCTATTAGCGGTAACGCTGCAACCGCTACAACAGCTACTACAGCCACAACAGCGACTAATGCCAATAACGTAGCTACAGCCGATACCAGCACTAATGCTAACTTTTACCCCACTTTTGTAAGTGCTACAGGTGGTAATGAGGCTTTAAATACTGCCTCAACTAAGTTAAAATTCAATCCATCAACAGGAGCTTTAAGCACAGGCTCTGTAATTTATATAGCACCATAAGGAAAAATCATGGGTCAATTAGTCTTTCAAGCAACAGCAGGCGGTCAGGTAGCCCTAGTTGGCCCTAATCCTAGCTCTAACTTCTCTTTAAACGTTCCTGCTGTAAACGGCAATCTTGTAACCACAGGCGATACAGGCACAGTTACCAATACCATGTTGGCTTCTTCTGCTTATACCGCACCTGGCACTATTGGTTCAGGAACGCCTAACTCTGGTGCTTTTACTACCCTTTCTGCAAGCTCAACAGTATCAGGCACAGGATTTAGCACTTATTTAGCTTCTCCTCCTGCTATTGGTGGCACAAGCCCAAGCACAGGTAAATTTACTAGCATTACCAACACAGGTCTAACTGCTACTCAAGTTGTTTACGCAACTACAGGTGGTTTAGAAACATCGTCTGCCAACATGACCTTTAACGGCACTAGCTTAACTTTAGCTAATGATGCTTCTATATCAGGTCTTACTGTTGGTCTAGGTGCTGGAAATGTAAGTGGAAATACTGTAGTTGGTAATGGCGCATTATCAGGCTCAAATACTGGCGCAAGAAATTCTGCTTTCGGTTATAGCGCATTGCTTGTAAATACAAGTGGAACAGATAATACCGCTTTAGGTTCTGTTTCTTTATATGCAAATACGACAGGAGTTTCTAATACTGGAGTTGGTCGTGCTTCTTTGTTCAGTAATACTACAGGTGGTAGCAATACAGCATTAGGATATGCTTCTTTACAAAACAACACCACCGCATCTAATAACACAGCAGTAGGTTATCAAGCTGGATATAGCGGAACAACATCACCAGCAAATACATATCTTGGTTATCAAGCTGGATATTCTGCCTCAACAGGAACTGGTTACAATGTTTGTGTAGGATGGCAAGCTGGATATGCCTTAACAACAGGCGCAGAAAATTTAATTGTTGGGTCTCAATCAGGAGGCAGTTTAACAACAGGTTCAGGAAACACTTTTGTTGGCTCAAATGCAAACGTTGCTTGCGGTTATTATGTAACAACAGGTTCTAAAAATACCATTCTTGGTGGATACTCAGGCAATCAAGGCGGTCTAGACATCCGTACAGCAAGTAACTACATTGTGTTATCTGATGGTGATGGTAATCCTAGAGCTTATCACAATGGAACAAATTGGTATCAAAGCAATAATTCTACTCTTTGGTCAATTACTTCTGATGCTCGCATTAAGAAAAATGTTGTTTCTTTAAAATCAGGGCTTAATGTAATTTCAGCTTTACGCCCAGTAGAGTTTGATTATATTGAAAATGATAAACATGATATTGGATTTATTGCACAAGAATACCAAGCAATTTTGCCAGAGCAAGTAAACGAAAAACAAGATGGAATGTTATCTTTAACACCTAATCTTATTCCTTATCTTGTAAAAGCAATTCAAGAATTATCCGCAGAAGTAAACGCACTCAAAGCTAAATTAGGAGCATAAAAATGGAACTAACCCACGACCAACAAGTAACACAAGACTATAAAGCAGCTATGGATTCTGTAAACCTTATCAATGCAGGAAAACCTGCTGATTGGAAAGGCACAGACGCAGAATGGGCTGATGTGATTACTCGGAATAAAGAACACCTACAGATTCAAGTAGCAAAAGGTGCTGAGTATTATGGTTCTAACGATTTAACCCCATTTACCGCAGCAATCGCTAAATAATGTTTACTTGGAAAATCCTAGAAGTTTCTGCTAAAGATGGCGTGATTACTCATGCTCGTTATCATGTCACCGCTTCAAGTGAAGATAAATCAGTAGAAACTGAAGGTAATTGGTATTTTGACTGCCCAACTGCAAAAGTGCCTTTTGACCAAGTTACCGAAGAAATGGTAGCTGGTTGGATTGAGGGCGAAGCAATAAAAGATGGTCAATGCCATATTACCGCTAGATTACAAGAGCAGTTAGAGGCGATGGAAAATAAAGTCATACCTCCCTGGCAACCACAAGTATTTAAACCTGAGATTTAATTATGACAATGCCAATAGACATCATTTCAAGAGCATTAAAAGATATTGGAGCTTTGGAAGCTGGTGAAACTCCAACCCCTGAAGCTGCTCAAGATTCTTTTGATATGCTCAATGACCTTGTAGATCAATGGTCAAACGAAGAAATGATGGTGTTTTATAAGACTGAAATCATATTTCCTATTGTTTCAGGTCAAACTCAATATACTATTGGCCCAGGCGGACAAGTTGGCTCTATATTTACTGGTTCTATTTCAGGCAATATTCTAACTATTAGCTCTATCCAGTCAGGCGCTATTTCTTTAGGAATGACCTTAAGTGGCGCTGGAATAGCTACAGGAACAACTATTACAGCCTTTGCCACAGGAGCTGGCGGTAATGTAAACGAAGCTGGCACATATTTGGTCAATATTAACCAAAACGTAGCAAGCGAAACAATCAACGCTTATTACCAGCGTCCTTTGCAAATTGACTCCGCCTTTGTGCGTATCAATACCAACTCAAACGGTGTTCCAATTATTAACGGTGGTTTGGACTATCCAGTAGCCATTTTGAACGTTAATGATTATGAAATGATTGGTCTTAAGACCCTAAACGGTCCTTGGCCTAAGGCTTTGTATTACCAGCCTGCGGAAACATTAGGAAACATATTTGTATGGCCTAATCCAAGCCAAGGCGAAATGCACATGTTTGCCGATACCATTTTTACTCGCTATACCAACTTAAATGACAATATTAATTTGCCACAGGGCTATACGATGGCTTTAAGATGGTGTTTGGCTGAGCGGTTAATGCCTATGTATGGCAAAGCGTCTCAAGTTCAAATAGCAATGATTCAGCAATATGCAGCGCAAGGAAAAGCAACGGTCAAACGCACTAATATGAAACCTGTTCAATCCGCTCGTTTTGCTGATTCTATTTTGAGCAGCAGACAAAAAGATGCAGGATGGATTTTAAGCGGTGGCTTCTTTAGATAAGGTAAAAAATGCCAGACTTTGGTTTTGTTGGCCCATCATACGAAGCACCCTCGATTTACCAGGATGCGCAAGAGTGCATTAATTTCAGAGCCGAAATTGATCCATTAAAGTTGCCTGGACAGAGAGGTATTGTTGCTTTATACCCAACACCAGGGCTAACAGCCAAGGTTGTGTTGCCTAATACCCAAGAGGTTAGGGGTATGCGCACCGTTAGCGGTGGTATGCAAATGGTGGCCGTTTGTGGCCCTTATGTGTATGTTTTAACGTCTAACCTTACCCCCACAATTGTTGGCCAGCTAAATACTAGCTCAGGCCATGTAGGAATTACTGATAACGGTGTAAACGTTTATATTGTTGATGGTGCTTATCGTTATACTTGGCGGATCAATAACCCAACGGCAGCGACTATCCAAGGCTCTATTTCAGGCACTACTTTAACCGTAAGTCGCACCTTTTCAGGCACTTTAGCGGTTGGCCAGGCGCTATACGGTATCGGTTTAAGTAACGAAACCGTAATATTGTCAGGTTCAGGCACTACTTGGACCTTAAATAAGTCGCAAACTGTTGCATCTACGCAAATATATGCGTCAAACACTATATCTTTCCAAGGCGCTGTTGCCGATGTAGTGGTTAGCGGTGTTACTTATCATAACCTTACTGTAAGCCCATCGGTAACCCTATATTTAGGGCAAACCATCGTTGGATCAGGAATATCTGATGGCACAATCGTTACACAAATAGTAACGGCAGGCTCTAGCTACTATATTAATAAATCATACACAATCAGTTCAGAGCAAATGTATGCTTTGAATTTTACGGTTATTCCTAATACTGACGGTGCTTTTACTGGCGCTGATGTAGTAGATATTATGGATAACTACTTTGTTTATAACGATCCAGGCACTCAAGAATGGGCTGCTTCCGATGCCCTTAGTCCTATTACTCAGCCTTTAAGTTTTAGTTCTAAAGATGGCGCACCTGATAACTTGGTATCTTTAATAGTAGACCACCGAGAAGTATATTTATTGGGTGAGAATTCTAGCGAGGTTTGGACGGACGTTGGTGCGTTTCCATTTCCTTTCCAGCGTATTCCTGGAACATCAACACAACATGGAATCGCTGCTAAATTCTCAGTAGCTAGGGTTGGTAATTCGTTTGCTTATGTAAGCCGTAATATTCGTGGGCAAGCCCAAATTATGATGATGCAAGGATATACACCAACTCGTATCTCAACCCATGCGGTAGAAAATACCCTTGTAAATCAGTATATTGACGATGCTATTGCATGGACTTACCAGCTTGAAGGCCATGAGGTTTATGTAGTTTCATTCCCATCATTAGACTTAACTTGGGCTTATGACAATACAACCCAAATGTGGCATAAGTGGCTTTATGTAGATAGCAATAACGTATTTCACCGTCACAGAGGCAATTGCTTAGCTTTATTCCAAGGCATGGTTTTGGTTGGAGATTGGCAAAACGGCAAAATTTACGAGCTAGACCCTAACAACTATACCGATGACGGTGATGAAATTCGCAGGGTTCGTAGATGCCCTCATTTGGTGGAAGATTTACAGCGCCAATACTTTGACGAGCTTCAAATTCAATTCCAGCCTGGTGTTGGTCAGGGCGGTAGCTTTATATCCGCAGGAACGTTTGTGGGAACAGACTTAGTAATTGGCCCTAATCAAATAGACACAATACCAGCGCCTGCTATTTATATTATTGGAACGGCATCTAACGTCAATTCAACGACCCCTTATACAAACCCACAGGCTATGTTGCGTTGGTCTAATGACGGTGGCTCAACTTGGAGTAGAGAGTATTGGATTCCTATTGGCCAGCAAGGTAAATATAAAAACCGAGCTATTTGGCGCAGATTGGGTATGGCAAGGGATCGAATCTATGAGGTGGTTATTACCGACCCTGTTAAAGCCGTTATTGTGTCTGCAAACCTTAAAGCAAGCGTAGGAGAAAACTAATGTCAACAGGCTTATGGTCTAGCTCGCAAAGCAATCCCTATCCCCAGTCGGAGTTTTTAGATTCAACAACTAAAAGACCTACTAGGGCTTGGCAGCAATTCTTTTTAAATCTGCTTAATTTTAGCTCTGCGACCTCGGCAAGCGCAGGATCGGCAACCTTACCATCGAATCCTGTCGGCTTTATAAATGTGACTGTAAATGGTAAAAAATACAAGGTTCCCTATTATAATTTATAAAAATGATACTAAAACGCATATTGCCTGACGAAGTTGCGCAAAAATGGTCAAAAGTTGCTTCATTTATTGAAGATGCGCTTCTATATGCAGATGGTGATTACACATTAGATCAGGTGCGGTTGGCAGTAGTTAGCAATCAATGGTTGCTAATAGGTATTTTTGAAGGTGATTTTATTAAAGGTGCTTTAACTGTGTCGTTTATCAATATGCCAAATGACAGAATTGGCTTTGTAACGGCAATAGGCGGTAAGAATATCTTTAATAAAGACACCTATAAGCAGTTGGTGGAGATTTTGAAGCAATTTGGAGCAACTAAAATACAAGGTGGTGTTCGAGAATCAATCGCTAGATTATGGCGAAAAGTAGGATTCAAAGAGCGTTATATCCTTGTGGAGAACACTATATGAGCATTTTAAGATACTTCAATAAGCATCATGGTTGGTATGATGGCAAACGCACCCCTTTTGGCGGTGGCGGTGGTATTGTTAGCGCAATTACCGATCCAATCTCTAGTGTTATTGGCACAGACGGTAGCGGTGGCGGTATCTTAGGTGGTTTAGCTCAATTAGATAAAACTGTAGGAAATACCATTCCTGGCGGTTGGGCCACAGTCGGTGGTGCAGCCCTTTTAGCGGCAGGCATTACTGATCCAACATTGTTAGGATTAGCAGATTCAGGTTCTTTAACACCTGAAGCCTTGTCAAATGCAGGAGTAGATCAAGCCACTATTGATAGTCTTGGATCACAAGGTGCAACTGCTGCTGGTAATGCCACAGGCGGTGTAGCAGTAGATTCGGCAGGTTTGCCTATAACACAAGCACCAATCGAGGCTGGTAATCCAAACTTAGTTACACCAAATTTAGGAACAGGTTTACCAATCGAGGCTGGTAATCCAAACTTAGTTACACCAAATTTAGGAACAGGTTTAACAGGCGGATCAGGAGCAACAGGCCTTACTTCAGGTGGAACTGTAGGTTCTTTAACAGCGCCTACAACTGGCGCTATTGATGCAAGCGCAGGACTTGCTCCAGCTTCAGGCAGCGCTTTACTTGGAACGTCATCAGGATTAGCTGCACCAACGGCAGCAGCAGCTGGTGGCACAGGATTATTAAGCAGTCTTGGTGGTGGCGGTCTTGGCACAGCTTTGGGTGTTACAGCAGGAGCAAATTTGCTTAGCGGTCTTTTAGGAGCTAACGCTTCAAATAAAGCAGCCCAAATTCAAGCTAACGCAGCTAATAACGCATCACAATTAACTGCGAATATGTTCAATATTCAGAATCAACAACAACAACCATATAGAACAACAGGTTATGGCGCATTAAATTCTATTAATGCTATGTTACCAGGCAGCTATATTCAATATGATGCTAATGGAAATCCATCAAGTGCTGGCACAGGTTCAGGTTATTTAACTCATCAATTTAATGCTCAAGACTTAAATGCCAATATGTCTCCTGGCTATGCTTTTCAATTGCAACAGGGCCAGCAAGCAAATCAAAACGCTGCAAATGCTTTAGGTGGTCGAGTTGGCGGTAATGCTTTACAAGGTTTGCAAAATTATACTCAAGGTTTGGCACAAACTAATTATCAAAACGCATTCCAAAACTACCAAACCCAACGTCAAAATATTTATAACACTTTGGCAGGTATTGCTGGTATTGGTCAAACCTCACAACAACAAACTGGCAACCTTGCGCAAAATGCTGCAACCACTCAAGGCCAGCTTGGAGTTGGCGGTGCAGCAGCACAAGCAGCAGGTCAAGTTGGTCAGGCTAACGCTTATACAGGCGCAGCCACAGGTGTTGCAAACAATTTATTATTGGCTAGTTTATTAGGTCAAAACCAAAGCGCAGCAGGAGCTTAATATGGCAGGTTATAACTTTGATACCGATTTAACTGTAAAGCCACAGCAATATGGCAATAATTTAGGCGATATTGTAAATATGGCTAGAGGTGTTCAGGCCTATCAAAAACAAGCAGCAACTATGCCAGCAGAAATTGCTCAGGCAAAAGCGCAATCTGAAAAGTCCCAATTAGACTTATTACAAAACCAAGTCGCTATGGCTGGTGGCGCTATTACTGGATTAGAAAACTCTGAGGCATATAAAAGCAATGATATTAAAGGCTTAAAAAAGGAGTTATCTGCAACTAAACAGTGGACCTCTACTTTTGGTCATTCACCTGCAATTGATACTCTTTATCAACAAGCTGAAGAGCATTTAAACAATAATGATGTTGCAGGCTATAAAGGCTTGTTGGCAAAAATTAGAAATAGTCTAGCTACTAACTCTGAGAAATACGCTGCTGCATTGCCACAATTTAATGCAAACGCACAAGGAACACCTTATTTAACTAATAGGGCTGCAGGAACAGTTACAGCACCAAACGTTCAAGGTGGAACACAGAATTTACTTCCAACAACACCAGGGGTCGCTAATTTTAACGATTACCAAAAAGACTTAACTGGCAGGGTTGGCGGTGCTATTCAGGTGGATTCTCGTATCAACGAGGCAGAGCAACTTATGAATCAATTTAAGCCAGGCGCAGGCGCTAGGGCTTATGCTGATATTGCTCAAAGATTACAGGCTATTGGCGCTCCACAAGACTTGGTAGACAAGGTTGCAGGCGGTGATTTATCAGCAACCCAATCCTTTAACAAGTTTATTGCTCAAGCCGTTACTAGCGGTATTGGTCAATTACAAGGCAACCCAACAGCTAATATGATGAATGATTATTTAAAGAATAATCCTGACGTCACTAGCGATCCAAGAGCATTAAAGCGTTTTTTTGACTTTGCTCATAAGCAAAATCAGATGGCTTACGATGAACAACAATTTTTGCTAGAGAAAACAAAAAACAAACAGTTAAATCCTGACACCCATGTTGCAGAAGCACAACAACATATAAGAGAAAAATACTTAAGCCCAGAAGCAAAAACTCAGCCAAAGGGCAATCCTACTTTTGGAACGTATAAAACCAAGGATGGTCGTAAAGTTCCAGTTGTAAGCTATGATGGTGGCAAGTCTTGGGAATATAAATAATGGATAATCTTTATGCTTCTTTAGAGCAAAGATACGGCCTTCCTGAAGGCGTTTTATCTGCTGTCGAATCCGTAGAAAGTGGCGGAAAAGATACGGCAGAAAGCCCCAAGGGTGCTAAAGGTCGGTTTCAATTTATGCCATCCACCGCTCAGGCTTATGGTGTTGATGTAAATGATCCTGTAAGTTCTGCTCATGGCGCAGCGCAATATTTATCTGATCTACAAAAACAATACGGTAGCTTTAAAGCTGCTTTGGCCCATTACAACGGTGGTAGTAAAGCAGGCCAAGCTGTAGTTGCTGGTGGCGAACCGCCAGCTTCTGAAACTAAAGGGTATCTGCAAAAGGTATCCATGAAGTTGCCTCCTATTGATCCAAGCCAAGTTGAAACAGGTCATTCATCTGTAACAGTTTCAGGCTATGAGCCAATCAATCCATCTGAGGTTGAAGTTTCTAAACCAATCAACGCTTCTGAAGTAGAAAAAGCTCGTCCTTTGAATGAAAAGGGCCAGCCTATGTCAAATACCGAGTTGTTTGCCAAAGGTTTAAAAGCCTCAGGCCAAACAACTATGACTGGTATCGGTCAAGTATTAGACCCATTAGCGCAATATTTTGAAGAGAAATTCCCACAAGTATCTAAGGTTGGTGAAAAGCTTGGATTGCCCTCAGCTAAAGAAGTTGCTGCAAACCGCCAACAAGAAATATTAGATCAAAGAAAAGCTAATGAGGAAATATTGGGAACTGGCGCAGGTTTGGCTGGAAACGTAGCTGGCGAGCTTGGACAGGCTTTCTTGCTTCCAGGTGGCACTATTGCTAAAACCGCTATGACAGGCGCAGGTATGGGCGCTGTGCAGCCTACTTTAGAAAGTGAAAACAGAACATTTAATATGCTTGGTGGCGCTGCTGCTGGTGCAGGCGGTGAGGCTGGTGTTAAAGCTATTGGTCGTATTGCTCAACCTATTGCAAAACAACTATCCCCAGTTGGTGAAAAAGCCGTTCAAATATTAAAAGATGCTGGCATTCCTTTAGACGCTGCCCAGGCTACAGGCTCAAAAGTATTAGAAAGAGCTAAGGCCTTCTTATCTGATAACCCAATTACCGCAGGCGCACAGGCCTCTTTTGCAGGCGCTCAAAAGGCAGCATATAACAAGGCTGTGGCTAAAACCTTTGGTGAAGATGCCGAGCATATTACTCCTGAAGTTATTACTGCTGCTAAAGATAGAATTGGCAACGTTTATGACGATGTTGCAACTAGAGTAAATATTGGTGTTGATAAAGAATTTAAGTCTGCTTTGTTACATTTAAACGATGAAGCCATGCATACTTTAGATGACTCTCAACATCAAATTATTCAAAAGAACATCAACGATATTATTGCCAAAGCGGAACAAAACGGTGGCCATTTAGACGCAGCGCAATATAAAAACCTTAAAAAGCGATTAGATAAACTATCAGGCAGTAAAGATACTGACGTTGCTGGTTATGCTCGAGACTTGCGAGACTTACTAAACAAAGGTCTTAGCGATTCAGCAGAGTTTTATGGTAATAAAGCAGACGTGGCTTTGCTTAAACAAGCCAATAAAGAATGGGGCAATATGCGCAAAGTCGAGGATGTTGCCGACTTCTCTACAGGCGAAATTAGCCCATCTAAGCTCTACAATTCATTAAAAACTAAGGGCAAACGTTACTCTTTTTATGCTGAAGACCCTCAGTTGGCTAACCTGGCAGCAGCAGGTAAAAATGTATTACCTGAAAAATTGCCAAATAGCGGAACAACGGCTCGCATATTAAATGCAGCTGCTTTGCCTGCTGCCTTTGGTGCTGGAGAGGCTTTAAGAGAAGGCGATATATATGGCGCTGGCAAAGGCATAGCCGTAGGTGTTGTTGCTCCTAAATTAATTCAAAAAGCATTAAACAACCCTGCTTTTGCTTCTTATCTTGAAAAAGGTATTGGTCAATCAACTTTAAAACAGCTATTACAAGCTCCAAGCAATTTAGGCGCTGGCAAAGTTCCATTGGCTTCTTTCCAATCTTATTTGCAACAAGTTCAAAAAGAAAAAGGTAATCAATAATGTCAGTCTTATTATCCCCAATAGGTAACGGATTTCAGTTCTTTACCACCACAGGTTTGCCATTAGCTGGCGGTTATTTATATAGCTACCAAGCAGGTTCTAGCACTGCTTTGGCTACCTATACAGACTCAACAGGCGCTGTTGCAAATACCAATCCAATCGTATTAGGAACAGACGGCAGACCACCTTTTGAGATTTGGCTAACTACAGGTTATTCATATAAGTTTGTTTTGGCAGATTCTACAAATGCCGTTATTCAGACTTATGACAATATTTATGCTATTCCAACCTCTACAAGTTCCACTACAGCTATTCCTACTGGCGCAATTATTATGTGGTCAGGCTCTATCGGTTCTATTCCAGCTGGCTATGTAATTTGTAACGGATCAAACGGCACTCCTGATTTAAGAGATTCATTTATAGTAGGTGCAGGCAATACTTATGGTGTTGGAAATACAGGTGGCTTTGCAAGTTCAGGAGTTGTAACTAACAGTGGCACAAACGTTCCGCTATATTATTCATTGGCTTTTATACAGAAAACGTAATCATGTCTGAAATCGATCCAGTTAAAATAGGGGTAATGTGGTCCAAAGTAGAAGCTATGGAGCGAGAAGTAGCTGAAATGCGCCACGATATCAAAGAATTGCTTGCTATGGCAAATAAAGGTCGTGGAGGCTTTTGGGTCGGCATGATGGTTGTATCAGGTATAAGCTCTTTGATTGGTTTTATTGCTCATTACTTTACGCAAAAATGAATAATAATTACCGATTAGTTCTTATTTGGTTGTTGGTTTATATTGTTGGAATATCGGCAACAATAGGTTCGCTTTGTATTCTTGACTGGATTCCTTGCCTTACTACAGGAGATACTCGTCAATGGACTATGCAGTTAATTGCTGTAATAGTGGCTTTATTAGCTGGAAATCAAAAATGAACGAAATTTTTACTCATATTTTGACTGGAAAAGATAATCAAACCCATGATATTGCAAGGTGGGCTTGGTTTTTGGGTTTTGTAGTAGTTGCTGGTGCAGCAATTTATCTTATTTATGCAGGGCATGAAATTAGTCTTACTGAGTTAGCTGGCGCATTAGGTATCGTATCAGGCTCAGGCGCAGCTTCAGTAGCAGCAAAACACATGAGCGGTGCAGAGCCACAATGAACTTTTTGATTTCATTATTTACAGGTGGTTTTAGTGGTTACTACAAAATTGCACTATATTTTGCTCTTGTATTTAGTGGTTTTTATGTCGAGCATTTGCGTTTTGCTCATTATGTGGATCAGCAAGCTATTGTGGCGCAAGAGCAAGCAGATAAAACAAAAGCAATACAAAAGGAACAGGAGTTAATAAATGATGGAATTAAACAGACTTATGAAGCAAGGATCGCTTCTATTCATGCTATGTATGGCAGGATGCACTACTCCAGTTCCAGTAGCCTGTCCACCAGCGATGCCTCAGCCACCATCACAGTTAATGGCCAAACCATTAACGTGGTATCTCTTACCGAGCAATGCGCCAGCACAACAGCCCAACTAGTATCATTGCAGGACTGGATTACAGAAAATAGTAAATTAAATGAACATTGACCAACTTACAGCGCTAGGGATTGACTCTAAATGGCTAGACCCATTAAATGCGACTTTTAATAAATACGAGATTAATACACCGAAACGCCAAGCTGCGTTTATCGGTCAATGCCAGCATGAATCTAATAATTTTAAGAATTTGGAAGAGAATCTTCATTATTCTGCTACAGCGCTGATGCGAGTATGGCCTAGCCGTTTTCCTGATACGGATACTGCTGAAAAATATGAGAACAACCCTGAAAAGATAGCGAACAAGGTTTATGGCGGTAGAGCCGATTTAGGCAATTCACAAGACGGAGACGGATGGAGATTTCATGGACGAGGCATTATTCAGCTTACTGGTCGTTCTAACTACACTGTATGCGGTGATGCAATTAATCGTCCGTTGACAGATACCCCTGAATTACTTTTACAGCCTGAAAACGCTGCTATGTCGGCTGGCTGGTTTTGGAATAAAAAGGGCTTAAATGCCTGCGCTGATGTTGAAGATTGGCTAACTATGACAAAACGAATCAATGGTGGCACACTAGGGTTGGACCAGCGTATTTCCGCAATTCACCGAGCAATGGATATTTTAGGAGCATAAAATGAAAGCAGATAGTTTCAAGATTACAGGCGCTGCAAGCGACGGCAAGACCAAGGGCCACTACATAGTAGAGCGAGAGCATGAAAAGGCCACAGAACACGAATTAAAGCGTTTGGAAGCCAAATTAGACAAGCACATGAGCTTACCAATGGAAAAAGCGCATCCTGAAGGCAAAAGCCAAGCAGAAGCGCCTCTTCCAAACATGCGAAAATACTAACGAACCCTGGCTACTTTAGCCTTTCTTAAAACTGCCTCATATTGAACCTTGGCTTCATCGTCAAGTTTCCTTAGGGGCAGTTCTTGGTAATACTTAAACTTGGCTTGATATTCAGGCTGTTCGGATGGTCTAACCCATCCATATTTAGCCTTCCAGCGCTCTTCAATATCAGTTCCTGCTGCGGTCCAAATGTGATCGTTCATGCAAGTCCCTCCAGTTCGTCCATAATATTCATGGCATAGGCCCTAGCTGTAGCTTGATTCAAGGTCGTATAAATGTCAATGTGCTTAATTGCTGTCTTTATAGCCTCGTTCCAAGCGGTTTCCCATAACTTTTGGGCCGTTCCATTATCAGGAGCATCAGGAAAACGCTCCTTAAACTTTTCAACTCTTAGCATAATTACTCCTTAAAACGGAACGTCTTCTTCCAATTGGCTTAAATTCTGTGGCGCAGAATATCCCTGGGGCTTATCTTCAGGCTCATTTAAATAAGCAAAAATTGATCCTTCCTTCATAGCAAATACAGGAATGGTTTCAATCTTAAGCATTAGGCCATGCTTGGTTTCCATTACGACACCAATAGATTGATATTTCTTTTTTGATTTGCCTTCTTTATCGGTGTATTCCGAAACGGCTGCTTTTACAAAGTATTTGACTGACATATTTATTCCTTTTCCGAAGTTTCTAGTTGTGAATTACCCATGATTCCAATATCTTTCGCACCAACATACGCTTTAAATTGGCCATCAAGCCATTTTATAAGTTCTGATTTGTCTATTAGATGGGTGTTATATCCAGCAATATTGCATGAATAGATTACTTTTATTTCTTTAAGCATCTTTGCTCTCCATTAAATTTACTTCCTCCTCAACTTCTCTTAAAAAACTAGCTACTTCTGCTTCCATAAAAAGAATAAACTCACCGTCCCTAGGAACTCTTTTTATATACAGTTGGCTGCGTTCAGGCATCCTAGGATCAAACGATACAAAGTCGCACCATTTACGTCCTGTAACCGCCATCTGCGCCTGCATTTGTATTACATATTTATTGGGCGGTTCATCTGCCTTTATATAGGACCAATGTGTAGGAGAGTTAGGACACTTGATCTCAATGAGTCCATCGTCCCCAACCAAGCCATCAGGAGAGCAACCGAACCACTTAATTTTAGGGTGGTCCATAAAAGGGATTTGATCAACAAAATTACCAGTTGCAACTTCATAAGCTACCCTCGCTTGCGGTTCAGTTAATGTTCCCCATTCCATTGATGCGTTGGTGTAAGATGGCTCTAGGGCTTTTGTAACTCGTTGCAAGGCAAGCTCAATCAGGTAGTTGACTCGACTAACTGAAGGCCCAGTCTTTGTCTTTGCAAGTATGTCGGCAACCCTAGAAGCCGTTACTTTGCCAAGGCGAAGTTGATGCCATTCGTCTGTGCCTTGTTTTACGGTCAAATCTACTATGCCAGCAAAAGGTATAGGCTCTGCTGCTATACGGTCATCTGTTGTAAATGTTGTCATGTTAAGAAACCTTTTTATAAACGGCAGCCACTACTTTTAAAACATACTCTAGGTCTCGCAGGCTGATTTGGCCCATAAGCTGTAGTATTTTTATGACTGCTACATCGTTATCTAAAGGGCTAGGCTTTACTAAAGATTCGATCATTTGTCTTGTGCCTTTCTTAGAATCTCATCAAACATCGCTTTGAGTTGCCAATTCTGACTTTTTGGCATCTTTGGCTGCGGAAATCTTAGCGACTGCGGTTTTATCTTTTGAGAGCTGGTGATAGGCATTACCGTATATGACTTTGAGTTCATCTATATCCTTAGCTGTATTAATGGCTTTTACCCAGGTATCTGCCTGGTCCGTTAGGTCAGGTGTGTCCTCTTCAGGAATATCCTCGCCTGCGTAGATATACAAACCGATGCCATGTAAAGCGATGGCTTTGGCAAGGCAACGTTGCATAGCGGTATTGACCTCCATTGCGTTGGGGTTTGGTATAGCTTTGTTTTGGTGGTTTAGGACAGGCAACTGGGCCGTCATAGTTTTACCAAAAGCGTTAACCGAGCAAAATACCATCAAGGTCTCAGCAAAATACATGGGGTCTTTATATTCCCAAGTTGCACCTGGGTCTTGCTGTAAAAGCTGGTCTACAGCCCATGCCCAACTTAAATATGTAAATTTACCCTTGCGATCTGTGTGTTCATTTACATTAATCTTGCGTAGTTCTAAAAATTTACTCATCACTTGCTCCTAATTCAATTTTGGCTGTATTCATCATGTCGTATTGGTTTGTAATCTGATCGCTAATCATTCTATTAATCATGCTTTCAGCGTAAAACTTGGTGTAATGCGGATTACTTAGGTATTCCCTAAGAATTACCAGCATGGCGGTATGTTCGTCATGCCAGTTAAACATTTCCCAAAGGGCCTGCGTTTTAGGGCAATACTCGGTCTTTTTCTTAGCCATCACTTACTCCTTAATCGTAAATTTCAAACTCGGCAATTTCTCTAGCGTAGCGTTCGTGGTAATCACAAGACATAGAGATTAGTTTTCTACCAAGCGCCTCATAATCGCCTGAATCGATAACGTCTTGAATAGCTTTGGAATCGTCAACCCCAAGCTCTGAGAGCATTTCTGCAATAGCGCTGGTAGTTCTGTAATCGAATTTACCGCCAACTTTTAGAAGCTCCCAGGTGCGTTCTTCTATTTCGTCGGTGCGGTCATCGTAATCGTCAGGTTCGTAATAAGCATCGTGTCTAGACATTCCCATGATTAGAACCCCCACCCAAACATGCAGCCGAGAAGTATGCCTAAAAGTATTACACCGACTATTTCAATAATTGCTGTTTTCATTTGCTTTCCCTTCATCACTGGTTAAAAAATTTACTGCGTAAAAGAACTATACCTCAAAAGTCGTAGAAATGTCGAGTTTTATATTAGGACAATCCCTAATTAAAATATTTGTTGCTTTTTACCAAAACATGCTATTCTTGCGACAAATAGAAGGAGAATTACTACATGAATCAGTTTTACGAGTTGAAAATGGAGTTCGGTTCTTTAGCAAATTTGGCCCACCAGCTAGGTATTAGGGAGTCTTCTGTATATCAATGGGTGGCTAGAAAGCAGATTCCGCTAAAGCATATAAAAACCCTAGAACGGCTATCAGAAGGCCGTTTAACCAAGGAATTGTTACGGCCTGATCTTTTCCAGGGCTAAACATGAACTTTTATCCATTTCACATAGGTGACTATATAAGCCACACAGCCCATCTAACGAATGAAGAAGATTTAGCATACAGACGATTGATTGACCTTTACTATTTGACCGAGAAACCTTTGATAAACGACATACCTACTCTTGCTAGGCGGACAAAATCAAAACAGGAGGCTGTTTTAGCGGTTTTGGGCGAGTTTTTTGAGCTAGATGAGGGTAAGGTAGCCTGGACGAATAAAAGAGCCACAGAAGAGCTTTCTCGCTATAAGGCGATGGCAGAGGGTGGACGCAAGGGTGCAGCTAAACGGTGGAATAAAGAAATACCCACCCTATTGCCTAGCGATAGCCCCCCTAAACACCCCCCAATGCCAACCAAGAACCATGAACCAAGAACCAAGAACCAAATAAATACTAAGACCCCTGAAGGGGTTAATGATTCGGTTTTTCAGGATTTCTTGAAGTTGCGTAAAAGCCACAAAGCACCTTTAACTGAAACCGCTTTAAAAGGTTTAGCAAAAGAGGCAGAAAAAGCCAAGATGACCTTAGAGGCTGTAATGGAACTTTGCTGTCAAAGAGGATGGCGAGGATTTAAAGCAGATTGGGTAGAAAACATCGACCCTATTACCAAAACAAAAGAATTACCTTTAGGAACGGATGCCCAAATCGAGGCAGCGTATAGGGCCGAGTGTGGCGACCCATCAAAGGCTAGGTTTAATTCTTATTACGAAATGCGCAACTTTATCGTAGCTCAACGTGAGAAAAGGAAAAACGCATGAGAGTTTTAGTAGCCTGCGAATATTCAGGTCGAGTAAGAGATGCCTTTATTAGGGGGGGCACGAATCCATGAGTTGTGATTTGTTGCCAACTGATCAGCCTGGGCCTCATTACCAAGGCGATGTAATGGACATAATTGCAGACGGTTGGGATTTAATGATTGCCCACCCACCTTGTACACATTTAGCAGTTTCAGGCTCTAGATGGTTTAAATATAAAGAAAAGGAACAGGCTGAGGCTTTGGACTTTGTGCGCCTACTTTTAAATGCACCAATAAAGCATATAGCTTTAGAAAATCCGATAAGTGTTATATCCAGCAAGATTAGAAAACCTGACCAAATTATTCAACCTTGGCAATTTGGACATGGAGAAACAAAGGCAACTTGTTTATGGCTTAAAAATTTACCAAAACTAGTGCCAACAAATATTGTGGAAGGTAGAGAAGCGAAGGTCCACAAGATGCCACCTAGTCCTGATCGGTGGAAATTACGCAGCACGACTTATCAAGGAATTGCCGATGCATTTGCCAACCAATGGGGAAACTTATGAAAAAGAATTCAAAAGCAGCGAAGAATATCGTCACCAGTGCGAAGTTCGATGGCTTCTTAGATTCAGAAACGAGCAGGGATTACAGCGCTTCAGAGAGTATTTACGATCTCCTGGATTTAGCCCACGACTTGCAAGAATCTTACATGACGTATCGGAACAGTGGAAGAAGGGGAATAGAGGAAGGATGGGAGATTGGCGATGAGTGATTTGGAGCATTTAAACGACAGCCGAGTAGAAAAGGCTTTGATATTTTTATCTTCAACCGACGAAGATCATGCAATTTTGGCTGGCGAGGTTAAACGCTTGGAAGAATGGATTAAGCAGGCTAAAGCGCATGCTTTTTTACTATCGCAAGGAACAGTAGCAGAGCGAGAGGCCCAGGCACTAGACAGCCCTTCTTATAGCAAAGCGGTAGAAGAGTGGGCCGATACCTTTAAAGAATATAAAACACTGGATAACAAGCGCCAGCATGAAATTCGTATTACAGAAATATGGCAAACACTAAGCGCAAACCGCAGAAAGGGGAGTTTATGAAACGTAGCATGGAAGATATTGTTGATTATTTGCAGGAAATCAATGAACAGGAAATTATTGAATTTATCAAATTTCAATATCAAGAGATTGAGCAGTATAGGAACGAAACCAACTACTGGTTCAATAAATGGAACGATTGCTTTCAAGGCAGCGTTAAATATTTAGAAGCACAACTTTTTGGAGGAAGCACCAAATGAAAGATTACTCTTTACCCTATATTGTTTTAAATAGTTTGCTTAAAAAATACCACGATATGATGCTTAAAAATAACTCAAATAGAGCTTATGAAATAGCAACTGACATGGTAGAAATGGCCCTAGTATTACAAGACTTTGCTGGCGAAAATGCGAATAAAAAAGTTTGACCAAGGGTTGCATGATCGATACGATCCGCCTGCTAGGGCTGCGGTTACGGCTTGGCTAAACAATATGTGGGGTGTTGATGCTGTAGACAACCCTGACATATATGGGACGGATTTGGTTATATATCGAGCAGGCAAGCATGTGGGCTTTGTAGAAGTAGAAGTCCGCTCTTGGACACCATATTGCCCTTTTAATACTATCCATGTGCCTGGACGCAAGAAGCACATGTTAGAGGTGGAAAATACATTATTCTTTGCGCTAACGCATTGCATGAAACATGCGTATTGGATCAAGGGCAGTAAAGTATTTTCTCATCCTCAGGTAGAGTTGAAGGATAATGAAAAGCATGAGTTTTATTACGATGTGCCTGTCGAGCTTTTCAAATATGTGGATTTAACGCAACTTTATTAATGACTAAAGCTGAAAAAGAAAAATATGCTAAGTTGGCCAGATTGGGCTGTATTTTGTGCAAATGCATCGGTGTTAGAGAAACAGACGATTCTCCAACAGAGATTCACCACATTAGAAGGTTTGGAGGTAAACGGAGCCTTGCACCTTGTATCCCACTCTGCGCCTTCCACCACCGACTTGGTGATTCCGCAGTTCACCAGCTTGGGCATAAAGGATTTGGAAAATACTGGGGTTTTACGGAAGAAGATTTACTTGAGAAAACCCAAGAGTTATTGAATGAGTAGCTGGCTAATCATTGTTACTGGATTGATTTATGCCTATATTGGTATAGAGCAAGGTGTTAAAGGCAATATACCTATGGCAATTACTTATCTATCGTATTCAACCGCCAACGTAGGTTTGTATTTTATGGCGAGATAATTATTGCACTTTACAATTCGTGGCCATCAAAACCAAGGCAAGCCCCAACAAGCATTTTGCGCCTTTTAAAGGTAGCGTCATGCAAGTTCCATTTACCTGATTTGTGTCTGCTGCAATGAACCAGTTCATGGGCCATGCTTCTGACCACTGTGTCAAAAAAGCCACAACGAGCCTTTGAAATGCTAAATATATGAGGGCGAGCTAATGATTCATCAAACTCATAGGTGGCCATTACTTGGTGGTCGTCCACTATTTCAAAACGGCACAACTCGCTAGGTGGTAAGTCCCATTTAGTAAAAGGCTCGCACTTAGCTAAAGTTAAATAAATGCCTTCTAGGATTTTAGGAGTGATCTTCATACTTTATGAATACTGCCTCTAAATTCATACTCGTCCTCGCCACAAACCATAACCAGTTCAGGCATAAGCATTCTACCTTGGTCAAATGAAAGCATTACAAAGCCTGAGCGCCAATCTTTAGGGGAATCCTCGCAATACTCAAAGGTGCTAGAAAAAGGGTCTGCTAAGCATCCAGTCTGAACCCCCCAAAACGTTCCTTGGTAATTTGAAATTGGGCTGGCACATAAAACATGCGTATGGCCTGTGACTATGTTTGTATTGCCTGCTGCCATCAAATTGCTATATCCAGCCGTTCTACCGCCTTTAAAACGGTGTTTTACAACCGTTTCCTCGCCAATCCAATATGACCAGCAGGTTTTCCATTCAGGGAAGTGATATTTAAGGCTAAAACCGTCAACTCCGCTATATTCAGGGACTTTATTAACCAGCCAGGACTCGTAGCGCATGTCATGGTTTCCAAGGGTCCAAATAAGCTCGCAGCCTGCTGGTTTGTGTTTGACTATTTCGTCTAAATGGTAACGGCAAGCGTTTAGTTCTTGTAAAACCGTAGGCTTTTGGTCGTAATTGATACTGGGAAATCTTGATAGAACCTGGCCGTCAAATGCGTCACCGTTGCAAATAATGACCTCAGGCTTGAACTCATCAATCATTTTGATAAGCGCCTTAAAAGCTGTGGTGGTTGTATCGGTAAAATGTGCGTCTGAAAAGACAATAACTTTTTTGACTTTGTCAACGTCTATGCCTCTGCGAACGTTGTGCGGTGTTTGCTCTATCTTTTTGGGTCTCTCTTTTTTGGGGTCTCTCAAAGAGTTAAACGTAGGCAGTTTGATGCTGTAGCGAATTTCTATGTTTTTGCGCCTTGTCATGGCGCTTCTAGGGTTTACACCTATCTTTTCAGCCACAAGGGTTGGAGAGCCTAACTCTTTCCAAAGTTTAATAAATTCTTGATCAGATACCGCAGAAGTAAATCCCATGATTTTCCTTTGTGATAAAGTTGCTAAATACTAACCTATTATTGCAACAAATCAATGACTTATTACGCAAAACGCACTGATGCCAATCAAAAGGAAATCGTGAATGCTTTTAAAGATATGGGTTGCAGCATATTTGATACATCTCGTATTGGTATGGGCTTTCCTGATTTGGTTATAGGAAAGAACGGTAAAACGGTCTTGGTAGAAATAAAATCATCTGAAAAGGCCAAGTTTACAACGGCTCAAGACCTTTTTATGATGAACTGGAAAGGCTCTACCGTTTGCCGAGTGCATGATTTAGAAGGGGTCAAAACTGTTGTGAAAGTTCTTGACAATGCCAGCGAATAAGGCAAAATAATATAACTAGAACTTTTCTAGTCTTTTTGATCAAAAGGAAATAAACATGGGCAAGATGGACGCAGAAGTATTTAAGTCTGGTATGAGCGGTGAGAAAGTTCCTAAGGGTGCTTTGTCTAGCGATACCACTAGTGAGCGTAAAATGAAGATTACTGGCGGTGTTGGTATGGGTAAGGCTGATGCAATGGGTAGCCGCCCTTTGAGCCATGCTGGTAACTTTGAAGGCAAGCTTGGTGAGTTGAACGATGGCAATATGGGTGAGCGTGAGTGCTATTCCCATAAACGCTACGAGCATGCACAAGACGGTATGTAATTAAGGCGAAGGGCCTACAAGCACGTGAAACTTGTAAGCCCTTCTAACCAGTTAGTAAACGGAGAACTAAATGGCTGAAGTAGATTCTAAAGTTAGCTGTAAAGATTGTCGATATTTTAAAAATGCCGACATTATGGGCCGTTGCCATCGGTTTCCTGAGGCTGTCAATAAAACATTAAACGATTGGTGTGGCGAGTGGAAATCTACTGCTGCGCCTTTGGTTATTGAATATATGGTGCAAGACTTGTCTAATGAGCCTAGTGAAGCTAGAGCAAAGATACAAGAGGAAGTAGCCAAGATTCCACCAAAAATGCGAGGAAGGCCCAAAAAAGATGCGGTCTAACGCTCATATAACTATTGAAGTTGACGATGACGGCTTTGTTGAGTTTATTTGTAAATCAAATGGACCTGACGAGGCTAATCGCATAATGCTAGAGGTTATGGACCTTATAGACCAATTTAACGGTCACAATTCTATTGCCCCTACTGAAACACATGGTGTCCAATGAAATTACAGCCTTTAAATGACAAAATTGTAGTAAAGCCTGAAAAACGGCAGCTTAGTTCCATTATTTATGTTGAAAACAAAGAAGTCGACAACATGGGAACGGTTGTTGCTGTAGGCCCTGGCAAGAAAGTCGGTGGCCGTAGAGAAGATATGCCTATTACCGTAGGCGCTTATGTTCGCTTTGGAACTATGAACGACAACCCTAAAGACGAATATTTAAAGTATTTTGAGTATTTTGAAGATGGTGAGCGCTATCTCGTTATGAGTTGGCAGGACGTTTGTTTTGAACAGGAGATTGCATAATGGAAGAGATTGTTAAAGATTCATCTTTACTTGAAACTGTAATGGCATATTTTGGCTGGTATAAGGTCAAAAAGGTCGAGCTAGAGTTTGACAACTTGCAAATTACTTACACTTTCAATAAAGAACCGTTAAAAACTGAAGCTGAGTGGCCATTTCCAGCGCCTAAAGCTAAGCGTAAGCCAGCCCTTAAAAAGGCTACTACTCGCAAAGGTGACAAAGATGGCGACTAAACCTGGGCTTTATGCCAATATCCATGCAAAGCAAGAGCGAATCAAGCGTGAAAAGGCTGAGGGCAAACCTGTAGAGAAGATGCGCAAGCCTGGCACTAAGGGCGCTCCTACTAAGCAAGCATTTATTGAATCAGCTAAAACTGCGAAAAAATAATGGCTACTAAAAAACATGACAAACCTATCCTTCATAAAACGACAGGGAAAGACAAAACATATAATCCAACCGAAAAAGGCGCAGGAATGACCGCTAAAGGTCGTGCCGAATATAACGCTAAAAACGGTAGCCACTTGAAAGCACCAGCACCAAACCCCAAAACAAAGGCAGATGAAGGCCGTAAAAAGTCTTTTTGTGCAAGGATGGAGGGAGTAGTAAAGAAAGCCAAGGGTCCAGCTGAAAGGGCCAAAGCATCACTTAAAAATTGGAATTGCTAACATGCCACTTAAAAAATCAACAAGCCCTAAGGCTTTTACAAGTAATTTGAAGGAAGAGTTGAAAGCAGGTAAACCAAAGGCTCAGGCCTTGGCTATTGCTTACAACGTTAAACGTGAAGCAGCAAAAACTAAACCGAAAGGAAAGAAATGAGCATCGAAGATAAAGTAGTTTCATTTACTATTGCGCAAATTAACGAGCTATTAGCTGAACTAGGTAAAATTCCTTATGTTCACAGCGCTCACCTAATTGCTGGCATTAAATCTATTGCAGAGCCACAAGTTCAGCCTGCTGTAACTGTTACTCCAGCCGAGACACCTGCCGAGTGAAAATAGAACAGCGTTCAATAGAATCGTTGATACCCTATATCAACAACAGCCGAAAGCACTCAGATGAACAGGTGGCTCAAATTGCAGCTAGTATCCGAGAGTTTGGTTGGACTAATCCCATTTTGGTTGATGGGGCTAATGGGATTATTGCTGGTCATGGTCGTTTGCTTGCTGCTCGCAAGTTGTCTATGGATAAAGTTCCTGTTATCGAACTTGCCCATTTATCAGAAACTCAAAAGAAAGCTCTGGTCATTGCGGACAATAAACTGGCGCTAAATAGCGACTGGGATACAGAACTATTAACCGTAGAGCTTCAAGAGCTATTAGGCGATGAGTTTGATCTAGACCTATTAGGCTTTGATAAGGACGAATTAAACGCTCTATTGAACGTTATTGAGCCAACGGAAGGGCTAACCGATGAAGATGCTGTTCCTGATGCTCCGCTTACACCTAAGTCGAAACTGGGCGATATATTTAGTCTTGGCAACCATCGGCTTATGTGTGGGGATTCGACTTCTATTGAAAGCGTAGAAAAGCTGACAAACGGTTTAGTCGATATCCTTGTAACTGATCCGCCATATAACGTGGCATACGAAGGCAAAACAAAGGATGCGCTAACCATTCAAAACGACTCTATGGGAGACGAAGCGTTCCGCCAGTTCCTAAGAGACGCTTTTGTAGCTGCAGACGCTGTAATGAAGCCTGGCGCTGTATTTTATATATATAAAATACAGCGCCA